ACGGCGTTCAAGTGCGGCTATACCGCGAGGATAACAAAAAGCACTGGGCGGTTGTGGATGAATACACAACCGAAGCGCCGGAAATCACAGTCATCCCATTTTATGCCCAGCGCACCGGGTTTTTTACTGGCGAACCGGTCTTAGAGGATTTGACCGACGTAAACATCGCGCACTGGCAGTCGCAGTCGGATCAGCGCAACATTCTGCACTTTGCTCGCGTGCCGATCCTGTTTGCATCCGGTCGGGGCGATGACGAGCCTTTGACGATCAGCGCAGGAACGGCGGTCGTATCCCGCGACGTTGGCGCGACCCTGCAATGGGTTGAGCATAGCGGCAAGGCGATCGACAGCGGGCGGCAAGACCTGAAAGACCTTGAATTTCAAATGCAAACGCTGGGCTTGCAATTGCTGGTGGCGCGCGCGCAATCCGCAACCGGGGCCGCGCTGGATGCCGTCAAGGAGACCAGCACGCTTGCCATGATGGCGGACAGCCTGAAGGACGCGCTAGAGCAGGCTTTGCAATGGATGGCGTTTTATGCAGGGCTTGGCGAGGTATCCATCACGGTCAACGTCAACAAGGAATTCGGCGTTACGATGATGACACCGCAGGAAGTGCTGGCGATGCAGAAAGACGTTGCGATGGGCTATCTGACGCTGGAAACGTATTTTGAGGAACGCAAGCGGCGCGGTGTGTTGCGGCCTGACTTGGACACGGCGGCGGAATTAGACAGGCTGGCATCGGTTGCGCCTGCGCTGACTGGCGCGCCTTTGGGATTGGGGGAGTAAATGGCATACATGAAAAAGCGCAAGCCGAAGAAGTGAGACAACCAGAGGAAATGACACATGGAAAAGTTACAAAAAGAACTGCTTGATTTATTGCAGAAATATCCAGACGGAGCGTGTAGCCACCATATGCCCTACGCAGACCGTGCAAATGACAAGGCTCGGCAATCGTTGCGCCGCAGAGGTCTCATTGTCTATCAGGATCGTGGCATGGGCTGCCGATGGTTCTTGGTCCAGCCGGGCCCGTAACCAATGGCCAGCGTAAACACCGAAATTCTTGACGCCATTACGGGCCGGGCGCTGGACCTGCAACGGCTGACGGCGACGCAGTTGCGCGACAGTGCGAGGTTCTTGCGCACGCTTGAGGGCGATATCGTGGCGCAGCTTGCCCGCATTGATCCGACGGGCATAGCGGCACCATCACGGCAGGCTGCGCGGCTGGAAAAGCTGCTGGACCAAACCCGCGAAACAATACGCAACGCATACCGTGCGGAATCCACGCGCCTGGTGGGTGAGTTGCGCGAATTGGCGGACATTGAAACACAGTTCGCGGCGTCATCCATTAACCGGGCGGTGGGGGCCACGCTGATCACCACAAGCATCACGCGCGGGCAGCTTGTAGCGATTGTGGACGGCGTGCTGATCCAAGGTGCGCCCGTATCCGACTGGCTATCCCGGCAGGCTGGTGACACGCTGCAAAAGTTCACCGACGCCATGCGCACAGGTATTGCCGAGGGTGAAACAAACGCCAGCTTGATCCGGCGCATACGGGGCGGGATGCATGGCGGCGAGCCTGTGCGGGGGTTCATGCAGGTATCGCGGCGCAATGCGGAATCTCTGGTGCGGTCAGCAACGCAGGCGGTATCGCAGAAGTCGCGGCAATCGCTGTATGAGGCCAACCAGGATTTGGTGAAGGCGCTGCAATGGGTATCGACCATTGACCTGCGCACGACAATCGAATGCGCCACACGGGACGGCCTGACATACACCGTCGAGGGTCACGAGCCTATTGACCACAGCCTGCCTTGGGGTGGCGGTCCGGGCAATCTGCACTTTGGCTGTCGATCGACATCTGTGCCCGTTCTCAAGTCGTTCCGCGAACTCGGCATTGACCTTGACGAGGTGCCCATCTCAACTCGGGCCAGCATGGACGGGCAGATTGCCGAGGATACCACGTTTGAAGGGTTCCTGTCGCGGCGCACCGTTGCTGAGCAGGGCGAGGTTCTGGGCGTTGGCCGTGCGAAACTATGGCGCGATGGTGAAATATCGTTCCGGGATTTGGTGGATGGAAATGGTAGACCTTTGACCTTAGAAGAATTACGCGCTAGAATTTAACCAACCGCTGACGGGAAGTCGGCACAACCAGACGGGAAGTCAAAATGGAAATCGACGTAACAGACGCCACAACCCTACCGGAATGGCTGCAAGGCCACGTCAAGGACGGCAAGCTAAACCTTGGCGCGGTCCCTGCACCAGAGGACGTAACGGGCCTTAAAACCGCCCTATCCAAAGAGCGCGGCAATGCGGCGGCATGGGCCAAATATGGCACACCTGCCGAGATGGACGCCAAGATTGCCGAACTCACCGAAAAGGCCAAAGGCACCGGCAAGGGCGCAGATGACGCGCAGGCCAAGCTGGACGCCATGAAGGCGGATTACGAGGGCAAGCTGTCCGACGCGCAGACGCGAATCAGCAAGATGCACCAGCGCGGGGCTGCGTCCGAACTCAAAGCGGAACTCGCAAAAGCCGGGTTTATTGCCGAGGCTATTGACGACGTGGCAAATTCGTCTATGATGCGTATTCAATTCCATGAGGACGGGTCTGCAAAGATCATGACCTCAGACGGAAAACCGATGATCGGCTCAGGCGCGGATCACGGGGCTACCTTGGCCGATCTGGCGAAGGAACTTGCAGCGTCCAAGCCATACGCGGTTCGGGATGCAGGCAAGGGCGGCGGCGGGAAGCCAGCCGGATCGACGGGCGGGAAGCCAAACCAACTCACAATCACACGCGCGCAGTTTGACGCATTGTCACACCCGGCCCGCGCGGCTCATGCAAAATCTGGTGGCGACGTTGTTGACTAAGCCCCGCAAAAGGATACCCCGCCCATGGCAAACGTTCTTACAAGCCTTGCAAGTGACCTCTACCGAGCTGCCGAAATTGTCGGCCAGACTGCGGTTGGGTTCATTCCATCCGTAACGGTAAACGCTGGTTCGCAAGCCGCCGCTCAAGGCGTGACTGTTCGTTCCTACACGACCGTTGAGGGAACTATCAACACCAGCGTTACCCCGTCGATGACGATTCCCGAAGGCGACGACAACACCGTTGGCAATCGGACCATGACGCTGAATAAGGAGATCAACGCAAAGATTCCATTCACTGGCGAGGATCAACTTTTCCTAGAGCAAGGCGCGGGGTTCCAGACCATCTATGGCGCGCTGCTGGTTCGCAAGATGAACGGCATGGTTCGCCAGATTGAATCGGATATCGCAACCGAGGCTTATCTGCATGCCTCCCGAGCCGTCGGGACCTCTGGCACAAACCCATTCGCAACGAACTTCGACATCATCGCCGAGGCTCGTCAGGTCATCTTTGACAACTCCATGCCGGTTGATGATGGCCAACTGTCTATCGTCGTGAACTCGATTGCAGGCACCAAGCTTCGCCAGCAGGCGCAACTGCAAAAGGCCAATGAGGCAGGCGGAACTGACATGCTGCGCCAAGGCACGCTGCTGGATTTGCAGGGCTTTATGTTGAAGGAATCGGCTGGCGTTCAAACTCACGTCAAGGGCACCGCAACCGGAGTGCTGGTTAATGGCGCACTGGCAGTCGGCGCAACAGCCATTGCGTTCGACGGCGCAACTGCTGGCGCAACCGGCATCAAGGCTGGCGACGTTGTGACCTTCGCTGGTGACACGGTGAACAAGTATGTGGTTGAGGTTGGGCAGGCATCCGGCGCATCTGGCACGTTCACGATCCAAGCGCCAGGCCTTCGTGTCGCAATCGCAGACAATGCGGCGGTAACTATCCTCAACGCCTACACCGCCAACGTCGGCTTCCACCGTTCGGCTATTGAGTTGGCCATTCGCCCGATGGCATCCCCTATGGCATCGGCGGCACAAGAGCAGATGATTATTCAAGACCCCAATTCGGGCTTGGCCTTCACTGTTGAGGTATACGGTGGATACAAGAAAGCCATGGTGGACATCACCGCGATCTACGGCGTCAAGGCATGGCAGCCAGACGCTATAGTCACGGTTCTGGGCTAATCTTTGCAGAGGGGCGGGCCGCGGTTCGCCCCTTCACTAAGGTTAGTTAGAGGCACGCATGGCACTTGATACCACCATCGGCGGCACGCAATCCGACAGCTACGGCACGCTGGCGGCGTATGAGGCGTATGCCCTGGCCATGGGGTGGACGCTTGCGGACACAGACGCGGCCAATGAAATCAACCTGCGACGCGCGGCGACTGTGATCGACCGCAAGAATGAGTTTTTCGGACTTAAGCAATACCAGTTTCAGGCGCGATCATGGCCCCGGTTGGTTCGCGGGCTGTTCAACGATTGGCCGATTGATCCCGACACGATCCCGATCGACATCATCAATGCGCAATTCGAAGTGGCGTATATTCTTCAAGGCGGGCTGGATCCGTTTGCCACGATTGAGACAAGCGCCACATCGGAAAGCATCAAGGTCGGGCCGATCACGATTGCGGGCAGTAACCTGCCAACGTCACCCGCGCGCATTGTTGCGGTTGAGGGGCTGTTGCGCGC